CTCTCATCACATGCCTCAATCCAAGACTCTACCATTACTGCCCTTTTCTGCAGTAAGAAATACTTTGCAAATCTTTCTGCAATTAATTTTAAATTTGGTTCTTTGATTGTTTTTAAAACAGCTTCATTAATAATAATATTCTTTTTATCTGTATACTGTTTTGGTTTCCAACCTCTCTTCATAAGTCTATCAGCTATCTGCTGACGAGAACCAATATTAAAAGGTATCTCTTTAGTTTTTGTCTTCATCTCTACAATGGTAGGTTCAA